CGATCCACTGATTGGCCTTTGTAGCTCTGCGCTGATAGTCTTCGTATGCCTTGCTGACGCGGTTAAGCGCCCCTTCTTCGGTTGCATACTGTTGGGCCTGTGCGCTTACGTTTCCGTAGATCTGCGCTCTCTTTCCAGCCAGTTCAGCTTCGGCAAGGGCTTTCTTTGCCTTAACCTGGGCGTTGATCGCTTCGGTCTCCGCTTCGATGCCGCCGACTGCACCCTGGGAGGAAACTCCGAGCTCTCCCTGGATTCTTGCCAGCTCGGCATCAGCTGCAGCCAGCGTATCAGCGGCCTGGGCAGAAATGAGATATTTCCCTGCAGCCGTCTCATACTCTGTGCCGAGTTCCTCTACCTTCTTCCGCTGATCCTCAATAGCGTCTCTGGTCGCGTCGATCTGGGAAGACAGGGAGTCTTTTGTCATCTGAGTCGGCGCGTGTTCCAGCTGTGCAACGAGTTCCTTCTCGTGCTGTTCCATATCCTCCAGCTGGGATTTGGCACTGGCGTATTTTTCCTGGGCGATCTGCGCTTCAGACTTCATATTCTCGATGTCCGCGAGCATCTCGGCCTTGTTTGCCCAGGTGGCGGTAAAGGCAATCTCGTTGCCGTTTACAAATGCGTCAGCGTCCAGCTTGAGGCTTTCATCCGGATTCGCATGGAGCACAACGCCGGTACCGGACATTAGCTGCTCTGCATCGATCTGATCACCGGCTTCGCCGTTAAGCGGGATCTGGTCTGTTCCTTCGATCACTAGCGCGGCGCCGTCAATCTTGTCGCCCGGCTCGCCATTCAGAGAGATGATATTGTTTTCATTTTCCAGGAATTCTTCCGGTTTGACATCAGGTGTAGCCTGTGCGGTCAGAGAGATATCCACATCGCTGAAGTCTTCCATCTTCTTGGTGACGTCAACGGCGTGGTTTGCTTTGTTGGCCAGCTCTTCATACTGATCGCATAGATCTATAATGTGCTGTTGCTGATTGATGTCACTCATCAGCTGCTGATATTCCACATCCAGCGCAACGGTCTCTTCCTGCCCCTTCTGCAGAGCAGAGCCGAGGGCAACGAATCCGCCGATCAGCGCAGAGATAGCAAGGCCGCCGATTAGCATAGCCTTTGCTCCTGGAATCGCGGCAGTCAGTGCAGCGGACGCAGCAGCGGCCAGTTTCGTCGCGGCTGTGTAGGCCGCCATCGCGGCGGTCAGACCGCCCATAACGGCCACGGCAGCGCCGATACCCTGCACCAGTGCAGGATTCATTTCGATAAACTCACTGATCGGCTGGACGATTCCCGTCAGCGCCTGGGCACCATCCTTGATCACACCGGTAAACGCGTCACCGATAGAGATCTTCAGATTGCTGAAGGCATTCTCAAGCATGGTGATCTTGGCCTGGGTCGTGTCGTACATGATCCCGGCCTTTTCATCCAGTGCGGTATTCGAGCTCCACGCCTGATTTGACTGCTCGATGGTATTTGTCAGCAGATCACCAGCAGAAGCAAGGCCGAGGATGGCCTTGGTCTGCCGTACATTGTTGATGCCCAGTTCATCCAGAAGCACGATGGCGCTCTTACCGTTACGCTCCACATCGTTGAGGCCCTGGATGAATTCGTTCAGAGCACCGGCCGCGTCTTCAGCCCATGCCCGCTTGAACTGTTCGCCGGTCATACCGGCAACACGGGCATAGTCTTCCAGCTTCTCGCCGGTTTCCGTGGCCTTGTAGATGTTGTTGATCAGCGTGCTCATGGCAGTAGAACCCGCCTGAGCTTCGATACCCAGGGAGCCGACCGCCGCGGAGATTGCCAGGATGTCCGTGGGCTTCATGCCCGCCAGGGAAGCGGAGGCCGCCATACCCTGGGACATCTGCACGATCTTGCTTGCCGTGGTGGCTGTAGAGTCACCCAGCTGGGCGATGGCCGCGCCGAGGCGCTCGTAATCGGTCAGCCCGGTCACGTTGGAGAACTGCGCCAGCATCGTGGCTGCGTCATCAGCTGTCAGGTCCGTAGTCGTGGCCAGTTTTGCCATGACCGTTGTGAACTCTTCGACCCGATCCTGCGCAATACCCAGCTGACCGGCTGTCGTTGCGATCTGCGCAAGCTCGCCGGTCGTGATGGGGATCTCCGTGGACATCTGTTTGAAATCTGTGCCCAGCTGATTAATAAAGTTATCATCGCCGCCGACCGTACGCTTGACGGAAGCCATGCTATTCTCGAAGCTGATGGATTCCTCGGCACACTCCTTGAAGGCCTGCCCGATCTCTTTCAGCACATCGACAACGCCCACGGCCGCCATAACGTCCATCAGGCTTTCGGCCATGTTCTGCACACCGTCACCGGCGTCCTGTGAACTCTGGGCGAGATCCATCTGCTCTTTCTTCAGATCTTCGATCTCCTGGGCCGTATTCGTGGAGGCCTGCCCCAGATTATTTAGGTCGATGCCCTCTTTCTGCAGGGCGTCACCGGTGGTTTGCAGTTTCGCCTCGAGCTGGGCCAGCTTCTCTTTCTGATCGTCAATGGCTTTCCCTTTGGCCAGGAGCGCGTTCTGCTCCGCTGCCGATGCTTTGCCATTGTTGTCGATCTCCTGCTTGAGGTTCGCGTACTGCTGCTGATAAAGCTGCAGCTTCTGCCGGACTCGGTCAATGGCCGTTGCTGTCTTCTGGTAACTGGAAATATCGCTCTGGCGTTTGTTCAGCTGGTCAATGGTGGTTTGCAGGCTCTGGACTTGCTGCGCCGCGCTCCGGAATGCCGCACCGAAGTTGCTGTTGACCTTCGCGCCGATCGCAAATGCCATTTCGTATTGTTTGCCCACGCACCATCACCTCATTTCTTCGCAGATCTTTCTTTGATAATTTCGTTATTGTCTCTGATCCATTGGAGCAGCTCATGAAGCGGCAGCTGCAACCAGAACGTTACCGGAGTATGGCAGTTTTCCGACATAATCATGCACTGCTTCCGGATCCAGCTGCCGCCGTCACCGATTACTGCTCCGATGACATTAAAAAATTCCTCGCCTTGTTCCTCAGCGCGAGATAGTCCCTCAGCTTGAATCGCTTGATCAGGTCCACGTCAATCGGCGTAAGACATGCCCGGGCGCACAGCCTCACCAGGTACGGGCTCTGATAGCTCGGGGAAATCACTACGATGCCCTGGGCGTTCAGTTCAGCTTCGATGTTGAGGGAATCCCCGCCGGTAATATTCGAGAAATCGAATTTCAGTTCTTTGTAAGTGTGTCCTTCGTACTCAATCGGTGTGATCAGCTTCAGCGTGAACTTCACCGCCGTATCACGTTCCGCTTCTTCCCTGGCTTTCTGCTCGGCCAGTTCCAGTTCCTTGGGGTCCTGTTCGTTCTTTTCGATCATTTCGGGTGTCATGTTTTTTCGTCTCCTCTCTTTGTCTCAAAAAAGCCGGGGAGCGGCTTTAAACCGTCTCCCCGGCGATGTTTGGCTTACTTGCCCAGCGCTTTGCGCACAGGGGCCAGGTAGTCCACGCCGTCGATCACGCAGATGTAGTTGTGCGGATCGATCTCCCACAGCTGCTTGCCATCCTTATAGGCGGCATAGTAGTAGGTGGAGTATTCGCCGTTCGCATCTGCGGGGCTGGCGGGGGTCACGTTACCGGCGGCGGTCTTCTTCGGGATGATCTTCATCACGTACTTGTCCGCCTGGACAACGCGCTGACCACCGACGCTGTCCCAGTACTGTTCGGCAACGCGCAGGTCGATCTGGTGAGCGATGGGCTTTGCCAGCTTCGCCGCGGCGTCCGTGCAGCTGCGGAACTGCATGGTCGTGGTCATGACGTCCATCATACCGATCAGCACAGCCTCAACGTTACCGGCGATGCCGGCGCCCGTGATGGTCTGGGTGATATAGGCGATGTCCGGGAGTCCGACCTGGGCAATGCCCAGGTAGTCGTTCTTGTCCTCATAGACTTTAAAGTCAATGAGAGATTCGGGATGCAGCATGTCTGAGTACCTCCTTCATTAAGCCGTGAGCGCGGCGGTCACGTAGGACGCGTCGTACTCCAGAGTGAAGTCGATCTCCTGCGCCGGGCTCGGCGGGGTCAGGTAGACGTGGAGCTTCACGATGCCCTGCATCAGATTGGTCAGCGGATTCTCGCTCTCAATCATCTCGCAGCGGCCGCCCAGGATGACGTCAGCACCCTTCAGACCATTCAGCCAGATGTTGCAGGTGTCGAGAATGGTGTCGATCAGACGCCGGGTCATGGGGGTATCAAGATAGCCCCAGAAGGTCGTGATCAGCGTGTTGGCCACCCAGTCAAAGGTGCGGCTCACAGGGATCATGAAGTCCTTCACGTCGGTGTTGGTCGGATAGCAGGCCGTGTAGTTGCCCCAGGCAACGTAGCCGCCCATGAAGTTCAGACCGGTCATGACGCCGCCAGCATTGAGGATGTCGGCCTGCGCCTTGGTCAGCAGCACTTCACTGTGGGTCGAATCATCCAGGACCAGCGCGTCCGCCTTGAGGGCGTTGTTGCTGGGGCTGTGATGCGGAGCACCGAACTCGGTGTCGACAGAGGAGATCAGACCGGCGATGCGGGTGCTCATGTGATACACATGATCGCCCAGCTTCACCATGGGCCAGCACGCGATCTGGTTCAGATCGGTCATCGCCAGCGCGTTCTTCTTGGCCACGACGCCGGAATATACCTGAGCGCCGCCGCTGTTGCTGGGAATGTCAACGATCGCCTTTGCGCGGAACAGGCCGTTGATAGCCGCTGCCTTGGTTGCCATGACGGCCGCCACGGAGGACTGTTCGGACCAGCCGGGAGCAACGATCATGTCCGGGATCACGCCGAGGGTGCTCATGCACAGTTCGACCTTCTCGACAGCGCCCGCAATCAAAGTCGCGTTGACGCTGGTGAAAACCGCCTTGTCATAAGCGATGCTCAGAGTGGCTTCGGAGTAGTAGCCGCCGGTGGACAGCAGCTCGACAATCATTTCTCCGTCAGAGAAATAGACTTCGTAGTCCGTGTCCTTGGTCAGCGTGTGCTGGGGGGACGCCTTATCTTTCACGACAAGGTTGCTGTTGTTGATCGCCAGGTTGCCGAGGCTGACTTTGTGATCGCTCACGGTGAAGTCGGCGGCAGTCTGGGCGCTCTTCATGGTGCTCGGATCGAACACGTTCACGAAGATGGCGGGCTGCATACCGAAGTCCACGAAGTGGGAGTAAGCAGCTTCGCACAGCGGGAAGTGTTCCCAATCTTCACAGTAGCCGAGCTTTTCCTTGTACTCGTCCCAGCTTGTGCACAGCACGGGAACGTTAGTAGCAGCAGGGCTCGCTACGGTGTGGATGGGGGCACAGCCCACGAAAAAAGGAATGCCAGTCGCAGCAGCGGTCGGAGCGGCCAGGCTGGTAGCGACTTCGTTGACGTTTACGCCATGATTGGCCATGGGTTATCCCTCCTTGTTATTTCAGCTCGGCTACGATCTTCATGTACGCGGCATAAAGTCCGTTGCCGGGTGTTTTGACTTTGATCCGGTCTTCCGCGAGCGTCTCGCCGGAGACCAGAAGCCGTTTGATTTTCGGGTACCGCTCAATCGGTCCCGCCAGGAACTCTTCGACCTCGGCCCTGGTGCCTTCGTAGATCGTGGCGGTCTGGATTACGCCGCGAATGCTGGGTCCGAGGTAAACAAAAAAGCCGGTGTCCTTTTTCGGAGCTGCGGCTTTCTTATCTTTGGTGTCTTTCTTCACCATAGCTGTACCTCCCGTTGTATAGGCGGCAGGTGCCAGACGCCGATCATCTCACCGGCGTAATAGGGCGCAGTGTCATCCGGATAAGCCAGGAACTCCAGCTTCTCTGTCTTGTCCAGGACGAAAGCGTTCTGCGGCCCGATTGCGCAGGATTTCAGCAGGGCGATCCGGATCCGGCTGGCCAGGTTCAGCAGCGCAAGCGCTCCTTCCTGTTCGTCTTTGTGATAGACGCAGCAGATGATCCGCACGACAGCCACGCTGTCATCAATGTGGCCCTGTTCCTGGAAATCCTGTGTCGTGATCAGCTGAATCAGCACATACGGAGCCTTTTTCTTTGCTTCCTTGCTGTCGGGCAATCGCATCCGGTAAACCTCCGGTACCCTCCATCCTTTTTCCGGATCTTCGAGCACGGCCTCTTCTTCGTCCATGCTCTGGATCCGGATCGGGAGTTTCAGATCCTTGATGGCTTCCTCGATGAACTCCTTCAGTCTCAGAAGCAGATCATTCCAGGTCATTGTCATCACCATCCATTCAGAATACGGCTGATTTCATGTTCGATACGTGAGTTGAAGACCTCAGATATATGCTGGTCCATCTTCTGGATTACACCAGCGTCCATCATCATGTGAGCGGCAGACGGTCCGTAGAGCTCCTGCAGAGCATACTTTCCTTTGCCTACGCGTTCATAGATGCCATGCCGGCCGAAGTTCCCGACAAACGCCCTGGTGAGCACGGCCCCTCCGCCTTTCTTGACGGAGACTGAAACGCCGCCGTCTTTGGAGAAACCTGTCTTGAACTCGATCAGCCTGATCACGCTTCCGGAGAATGTCAGCCTTACGGATGTCACCCCGCCGGAACCGCCAGACATCATGATCTTGCTTTTCACATGGCTTTTGAACGCGCCGGAAGAGATGTTGTAAGCGCCGGAGGCGTAGCCTCCTGCCTGCGACATACCGCTTTGAGCGGCTCTCTTCAGCGCTGCACCCACAGCCTGGAAGATTGCGGACCCGTTGCCGATCCCGGCCAGCAGTGCGTTGGCCCGGTCAAGCTGAAGACCGCCGTCCTCCCTGATGTAGATCTCACTCATCGTAATCCTCCAGCTCTAACCGTACCATTCCCAGGTCGCATCCGGACTGCGCAACGTAATATTCCTGATCGAATCCATCATCATCCGAAATGGAGATGCGGGAGCCCTT